GGTCAGTATATCATTCAGAAAATACATCTGCCCCAGAGACAGAGTTATTGCGATTAAATACAACAAATGGAACGCTTGATGGAGATGTTTATTGGAATGATACCGCGCCAACCTCATCTGTATTTTCGGTAGGTACTAGTTCAAGTACTAACAATAATGCAAGAGATTATATAGCCTACTGCTTTAACGGAGTAGAAGGCTACAGTAGGTTTGGCAGTTACACAGGAAATGGAAGCACTGATGGTATGTTTGTGTTCACAGGTTTTAGACCAGCTTTTGTTATAATAAAACAATCAAGTGCGGATGGTAATAACTGGAACGTACACGACAACAAAAGAGATGTTGATAATGTTGTTGATGCACGATTATTACCAAGTACATCTGGTGCTGAAACTACGTTTACGACATTAGACTTTTTGTCAAATGGGTTTAAATTAAGAAATAGTGGTTCGGCATACAATGGTAATGGTAGTACATACATCTACATAGCATTTGCTGAGATGCCTTTTAAATACGCGAATGCGAGATAATCATGTGGAAATATGGCTCAAGAGTTATTAAAGAAGGCAGACCATGGACGGATGATAATGGTATTACGCATCCACGTTTATGGCGTAGATGGACAGATGAGGAAATTAGAGAGCGTGGTTTAGTATGGCATGAGCCAGAAATAATATCATCAAACTCAGAGGACGAGGGAGAATAAAATGTCTGGCTTAACTATAGTAACGCCCCCAACAATAGAGCCATTAACCAGTTCAGAGACTATTAACTATTTAAGATTAGATTCTGGCGTTGATAATATGCTTATTGAATCTCTTATCACAACCGCTAGGAACTGGGTTGAGAATTATACCAATCGTACAATGATTAACACCACTTATAAATTATCATTAGATAGCTTATCTGAATTTGATGTGCCTATAAGAGAAGGTTTTTATACCGCGCCATATAAAGCTACTTATTTAGATTACATTGAATTGCCACGTTCTCCAGTATCAAGCGTAACTCATGTTAAATATTTTAATGATGATAATACAGAAAGCACATGGGCAACATCTAATTATTATGTTGATACAGCAAGAGTTCCATCAAGAATTGTTTTAAGAGATGGCGGCACGTTTCCAACAGATTTAAGAAATGCTAATGGTATAGAAGTTACTTATCAGAGGCTATAAGAACAGCTATGCTCCAATATATTATTAATTTATATGAACATAGAGGTGATGATGAGGGCAGGGGTTTGACTGCTCCTATTATGGTAACAAGTTTATTACAGCCTTATGTTGTCATGCGTTATGGCGTATCTCCTTTAAGCGGTGGATATTAATGGCAGTTGGCAAAATGCAACATCGTTTGGCTTTGCAGAAGCCATCTAGGACTGATGATGGAGGTGGGTCTGGTAGAACTTCATGGTCTACGCTTGCAACAGTCTGGGGTAGAATTGAATCACAAGGTGGCTCAGAAAGATTCTTTGGTGATCAAAATGAGGGTCGCACAACCCATCTTATAACAATAAGATTTCGCAGGGGATTAACTATTAAGAATAGAATAGTTTATCAGTTCACATCAGAGAATGTTTTATACACACGCACCTTCAATATTAAGAGTATTGAGAATAAAGGTGAGAGAGACAAATATCTTGAATTAAAGTGCGAGGAAGGGGTTGCAACGTAATGGCAAGGGTTACTACCAAAGTCACAAGCAAACCGCGTTACAACAGCGTTCTAAGCCAATACACGGCAGATGCAAAGGCACTTGTGGGTAGAGCAGGTAATCTTGTAAGAAATACGGCTGTTCAATCAATTCAACAGGGTGCTAAGTCTGGGGTCGTTTATGAAAAGTATAATCCACGCAGAACTCATAAAGCATCAAGCGCAGGGCAACCACCTGCAACAGACACAGGATTCTTAGTTAATAATATTGCTTTAAAAATAGATGCTGATAGTTTAGGTGCTTCTGTTGAAAGTAGAGCAGATTACTCAGTATTTCTTGAGTTTGGTACTTCAAAGATGTCTGCTAGACCTTTTATGCAACCTGCATTAGAATCTAATAAAGGCAAGATACGTCAATTAGAGAAAAGAATGATAAAGGCTAAATAATGGGCTTACACAGTTGGAATCTTCAAAAGGCTATATACAGCACTCTTAGTAGCGCAAACATTACTGACGAGGCAGGAAACGCTATTACTGGGGTGTTTGATGATTTACCAGAGGGTACAGCCTATCCTTACATTGTAATAGGCGATGATACGGCTACCAATATTTCATCTAAAGGTAAGGATATGCATGAGCATACTTTGAATATACATATTTGGTCGCAATATCGTGGGAGACGTGATATAAAAGAAATTATGGGAAGGGTATATACAGCTTTAAACGATGTATCTCTCTCTGTAAGTGGCGCACTCGGTATCAATATTAAACATGAATTTGATACAACAATAGTAGAGGGCGATGGTATTACACGGCATGGAATCATGAGATTTCGTGCTGTTGTGTCAGATAGTTAAAAGGAGTTAGACATGGCGGCACAAAAGGGTTCAGCCCTATTAATGAAAATCGGTGATGGTGCTTCACCAGAGGCTTTCACAACAATTGGTGGTATGCGTTCAACATCCATGACATTGAATGATGAAATGGTTGATGTTACAAACAAAGATTCTGGGAGAGCAAGAACATTACTCGCTCAAGGTGGTGTAAATTCAATGACTGTTTCTGGTTCTGGTGTATTTACAGATACTGCATCTGAAACCACGCTCAGAGCAAAGTTTGATGTTGCGGCACTTACGAATTACCAATTCCTTGTTCCTGATTTTGGTACATATACTGGTTCGTTCCAATTAACATCTTTAGAATATGCAGGTGAGTATAATGGTGAAGTTACTTATTCATTCACTTTTGAATCATCTGGTGCATTAACATTTGCGACAGTCTAATTAAATGACTTGGGAAAATGTTAAGGCTACAATCGATGAAAAGGATTGGGTGGTTTCCAAAAAATCATCTGATTCTTACATTGAGTGGTCATTTCCATTTGCTTCTGGCATAGAGCAGGATGGGAAATTTAAGAGTGGCGGTAAGACTTATACCGCTTTAACAGCAACGGATATCGCACAAAGAGGCGAGGTTGTTTTAGTAAAAACAGCAGGAGACAAAGATGTCAAATCCAAAAAGAGGGGAACTGAAGATAACTCTGGGGAATAAATCCTACACAGGAAGAATTACTCTAGATGTTGTTCAAAGAATTGAGATGGGGTTAGATATGGGTATTATTAAATTAGCCCAAGCCGCATCTGAAGGTTCTCTAAAGACTACTGAAATGATTTTTATTCTCACGCCTGTCATCAGGGCAGGGGGTAATGACATTACAGAAAAAGATGTAGGGCAAGCACTCTGGGGTGCAGGTCTAGCAGGTGGCATAAAAGCCATAGGAGAAATTATCGCTGTAATCTTGGGTTCTGGCGGTGATGAGGGAAACGAAGAAGAGGTGGCTCAAGCGTCATAGAAGAATTGCCTTGGCAGGATTGGATGGAACTTGCTTTAGGTAAAATGCAGATTCAACCCAATGTATTCTGGGATATGAGTTTTCAAGAATTTTATGCCGCTATCAATGGCTTTGCAGAATTTCACTCAGGGGGTAAGCCACCGCCTATGAGCAAGGGTGAGCTTGAGGACTTGATGGAAAGGTATCCAGATTAATGGCGGCAACAACAGTTGATACCTTACTAGTTCGCATTGAAGCGGATATGTCTGGCATAAGACGTGATTTGAAGCGTCTTGAGCAAAATACCCAATCATCAACGCGAAAAATGCAATCATCATTTAGTAGACTTGCTAAATCAGCAGGTCCATTACTAGGTGCGGCTCTTGTTGCAGGTACAGCACTTGGTTCAAAAGCGGTCATTAGTTTAGCGTCAGATATAGAGGAGATGCAAGCTAAATCAGATGTTGTTTTTGGTTCTTTCGCAGGACAAGTAAGAGAAGATTTAGCACAATTCGCTGATGAGGTAGGTCGTTCACGCTTTGAATTAGAAGGCATGGCGGCAAGCGTTCAAGATACATTTGTGCCAATGGGTATAGCTAGAGGCGAAGCGGCAGATTTATCAGTTCAATTGGCAAAATTAGCAACAGATGTAGCATCATTTAATAATGCGGCTGATGCTGATGTTATGAACGCTTTTCAATCAGCGTTGGTGGGCAACCATGAGACAGTAAGAAGATTTGGAATTGTTATAACTGAAGTAGAGTTAAAGCAAGAACTTCTACGAATGGGAATCAACAAAGCATCAAAAGATGTTGACCAAGCTACCAAAATACAAGCTCGTTTAAATTTAATTATGGCAGGAACAACAGATGCTCAAGGTGATGCCGCAAGAACCGCTGGTAGTTTCGCTAATCAAAGTAGAGCTTTGAATGCCTCTTTGGAAACACTCGGCATTGAAATTGGAAAGGTTTTATTACCTACCGCTACAGCCTTGGTGGTGAAATTAAATGAACTTACTAAAGCAACGACAGAGTTTCTCAGACAACTTGGAATATTAAATACTGCCCCTACTGAAAGATTGTTAGAATTAACTGAAGAAATACGCATAGAAACAGAGATATTAAATAATACCAGACAAAATACTGGTAAAGCTATTCTTGCAGAGAAAAGATTAACAGCCGCTTTAGAAGAACAAAAAGAAGTTCTAATTCTATTAGAAAAAGAAGCTAGAAGAGTATATGGTCAATCTCGTATTGCGGCTTCAAAAATGCAAAATACTGCACAAGAGGAAGTTAATGAAACCTTCACAGAAGGTCAAAAGTTTCTACAAAATTATAATAATGAGTTAGAGTTATTAACTAAACAATTAGAGGGTCATGGTCCTGCTTCTCTGACTTTTATGTTAGCAGAAGCGGAGCAAAAACTAGGTGATGAGTTTGAAGCTCTTAAACCTCAGTTAGAGGTTGTTTTTC